CCTCCTCGAATGGTCGGCGCCGCCGGAGGCCTACCCGGACGACCGCGACGCCTGGCGCCAGGCCTCGCCGCATTGGACGCCGCAACGGCTCGAGGCGCTCGAGCACGCCTTCGAGACGAGCTCCGAGTCGGACTGGCGCCGGCAGTACCTCAATCAGTGGGTACTCGCCGCGCGGTCGTGGGTCGCGCCGGCTCAGTGGGCCGCGGCCGGCGACGCCGCGCTCGAGCTCCCGAGCTCGCCGCCTGGGACGGTCGCGATCAACGACGAGGCCGGCGCTCCCGGCCAGTGTGGCTACGTCGTCGCCGTCCGCCTGGCCGACGATCGCGTGCTCCTCCGCGGTCGCTCGTTCCCGACTCGGCGCGCGCTCTGGACCGAGCTCGAGGAGCTCGCCAGGTCGCGCCGCGGCGCCGAGCTCCTCTACCCGGCCTCGTTCGAGCAGCACGTCGCGCGCCTCCCCGGCTTCACGCGCACGAAGGTCGGCACGGCCGAGCAGCGCGCCGGCTACGGGCCGACGCTCGCCGCGATCGTCGAGGGCCGGCTCGCTCACGACGAGGACGACGAGCTCACTCGGCAGATGCTCACGGCGACGCCGGTCACGATCCCCGACTCCGGCACGACGCTCTCGGCTCGGCGATCGCCAGGGCCGATCTACCTCGCGCGCGCGGCCGTGTGGGCGATCGGCGCCGAGCTCCGGCCGGAGCAGAAGAGCAAGCCGCGCGTTGTGCTCGGCGGCTAACCGGAGTACCCTCGGAGGCTCGGCCTCGAGCCGGCGGTCGTATTCACACACACTCCGGCGAACGAGGTCGAGTCTGACGGCCGGCCGAGGAGCTCCGAGGGGCTCCTCGGTCGTTGTAGCCGTTCGAGCGATGGTCGCCGGCGAGCTCGAGGCGCATCCTCGAGGGCGTGCGAGCTCTCGAGCGATTCGGACTACGGGCCGCGGCCGACGTCGTCCCCGACGCGCCTCGAGCTCGGCAGCTAGGCGCGCGCGTCCCGGTCGTCCGCTCCGGCACGGCGCTCGAGGTCGCCGAGGTCGCCTGGCTCGCCGAGGGCGTCGGCCGCGACGCCGCGCTCTCGATCCCGGCCGTCGCCGCCTGTCGCAATCTCGTCGTCGGGACGGTCGTACAGCTCGACCTCTTCCGGTTCCGTGGCGGCGAGCGGCTCGAGCCGGACTACCTCGTCTCCAAGCCTGACCCGTCGACGACGATGCCGGCGACGATCGGCGGCACCGTCGACGACTTGCTCTTCCGCGGCCGCGCCTACTGGCGCGTGCTCGAGCGCGACTCCGAGGGGTTCCCTCGTCGAGCTCGCTGGACGCCGGTCGACGACGTCACCCCGGAAGTGAGGAGCTCCGGCGGCGCCTACTCGGTCCTGACGGGCTACCGGATCGCCGGCATCGCCGACGTGCTCCCGGTCGCCGACGTGATCCGCTTCGACTCGCCGATCCCCGGCGTGCTCGACACCGGCGCGCGCACGCTCGCCGCGGCGGTCGAGCTCGAGCTCGCGGCGCGCCGCTTCGCCGGCGTCGAGCTCCCGGCCGGCACGCTCACGAACGAGAGCGGCGTCTCGCTCTCCGACGACGAGGCCGAGGCCTACCTCGCCTCGTTCGCCGAGCGCCGGCGCAAGTACGGGCTCGCCTGGCTCGAGGGCGTCAAGTATGAGAAGCAAGCGCTCGACCCGGCCGAGCTCCAACTCGTCGAGGCTCGAGCGAACGTCGCGACCGACGTCGCGCGGCTCTTCAACGTGCCGGTCGCGATGATCGGCGCGTCGCCGTCCGGCAACGCGAGCGCGCTCCTCTACGCGAACCTCTCGCAACAGCTTTCGCTCCTCCTCGTCGACGCCGTCTCGCCGCATCTCGCGACGATCGAGGCGACGCTCTCGGATGCGATCCCGCGCGGCCAGGCGATCGCCTTCGACGTGCAGACGTTCCTTCGCTCCGATCCGACCGCCGCCTCCGAGTACGCGATCGCGCTCTTCGAGGCCGGCCTCATCAGCCGCGACGAGGCGCGCTCGCTCCTCGGCATCCCCGCGGCATCCCCCGCCGACCTCACTCCTGGGAGGACTTAGATGCTTCGCTTCGAGCTCGACCTCGTCGCCGCCGACCTCAACGCTCGCACGATCGAGGGCGTCGCCGTTCCTTACGGCGAGGTCGGCACGATCAACGGCAAGCGCTACCGGTTCGCCGCCGGCTCGCTCGAGCTCGCTCGAGCTCGGCCTCCGCTCCTCGTCGACCACGATCGCGGCCGGCCGGTCGGCGTGCTCGCCGAGCTCGTCGACGGGCCGGAGATGGCGCTCGCTCGGTTCACGATCGACGGCACGCAGGACGGCGACACCGCGCTCGTCCAGGCCGCGAGCGGATCTCGAGGCTCGCTCTCGGTCGGCGCCGAGGTCGTCGACTCGGACGTCGCCGCCGATGGCGTGATCGACGTCTTGAAGGCGCGCGTCCATGAGGTCAGCCTCCTGGCGCTCGGCGCCTTCGCCGGCGCGACCGTGAGCCGCGTCGCCGCCGAGGCCGACGACGAGGAGGCCGAGGTCGTCGTCAAGACGTGCGAGACGTGCGGCCGACCGCTCGACGACGAGCACGACGAGCACCCCGACCAAGCCGAGCTCGACCTCGAGCCCGACGACGATGCCGGCGCCGCCGGCGACACTCCCGAGGAGGGAACACCGATGACCGAAGCAACACTCGCGGCGCCTGTCATTCTCGCCGGCGCCGACCGTCCCGATCGCGAGCTCTGCGCCGGCGAGCTCGTCGGCCTCATCGTTCGCGCGCAGCACGGCGAGCGCGACGCGCTCCGCTACCTCGAGGCCGCGCTCGTCGAGAGCATCTCGACCGACCTCTCCGGCGTGCTCCCTCCGAGCTATGAGCGCACCGTGCTCGGCGGCAAGGATCAGCCGCGGCCGCTCTTCGAGACGTTCCGAGGCAAGCCGCTCCCCGGCGTCGGCCTCGCCGTGAACAAGCCGCGCTGGACGACGCGACCCGATGGCGCGTGGGCCGCATCGGTCGACGCCGACGCGACCTCGAACAAGGTCACGATCGGCTCGGACGCCGCGAACGTCGAGCGCTGGGACTGGGCCGGCGCGATCCCCTACGTCGTCGTGCAACGCTCGAGCCCGGACGTGATCGACGCGATCTACGCCGAGGCCGTCGAGGACTTCCACCTCGACGTCGAGATCAAGATCGCCGGCCTCCTCTCGCTCACCGCGGCCGGCACCGATTCGACGCTCGGCGCCGGCATCGCGACGTTCTTCGACGTCAACGACAAGGCGCCGAGCGTGATCCTCGTCGCTCCCGACGTGTGGGGCGACCTCGCCGACACCGGCGCGCTCCAGGCGCCGACCGCCTCCGGCGGCGTCTCGACCGATGGCGGGCTCCGCTCCTCGTTCGCCGGCCTCCCGATCATCGCCTCCGGCAACCTCACCGCCGGCGATCAGTACCTCGCGAGCAAGCGCGCTCTCGACGTGCGGATCACCGAGCCGGTTCGCCTGACCGCGAACGCGATCGGCGCGCTCAACGTCGAGCTCGCGGTCGTCGGCGAGGGGCTCTTCGACGTCGACTACGCCGCCGAGGTCGTCAAGCTCGCACCGGGCGCCGTCGTCGCCACGGCAAGGGCGAAGGCGAAGGCCTCGAGCTAGATGCCGGACTGGCTCACCCCGGACGACGTCGCCGGCTACCTCGACCTCCCCGCCTCGAGCGTGGCCGGCGACGACAATCTCGCGCTCTCGACCGCGGCATGGAAGGCCGCGGTCGAGCGGCGCCATCCCTCCTACTTCGACTCGGCGACGCCGCCGGTCTACACGCCGCCGGCGGACATTCGCCTCGGCGCGATCCGCGCGGCCGGCCTCACCTATCAGTCGCGCAACGCTCCGAGCGGCTTCACCGGCTACGGCTCCGAGGACGTGCTCTTCGACTCGCTCGGCGCCAACCGCGCCGAAATCATGCGGCAACTCCGCTGGAAGCTCCCGACCGTCGTATGAGCACGCCGGCGACACTCAACGCCGCGACGCGCGCGATCGAGGAGCTCGTCGCTCGCCTCGAGGAGGCCGGCGTCTCGGCGACCCGCGACGCCGGCGCGTTCTTCCCTCAGCCGGTCGGCGTGCTCGTCGGCCTCCCGACGCTCGTCTCTCGAGGCCTCGCCGCGCGCACGTTCACGATCCGCGTGCTCGTCGTCTCCGGCGACCCTCTCAACACTCCGCTCGCCGTCGACCGTGTCTACGCGCTCGCCGACGACGTCGCCTACGCGCTCGCGACCGACGCCTACCGGGCGAGCTCCTGGCGCTCGAGCGTCAACGCCGAGCCGCTCCCGGCGGTCGAGCTCACCGTCACCGTCACCGTCACCGAAACCCAGGAGGTCTGACCGATGCCGCTCACCGATTCACGTCAAGGGCCGGGAACGCTCACGCTCGAGGCGAACGACTTCAGCTACCAGGCCTCGGCCGTCCGCCTGACGCCTGACGTCTCGAGCGAGGACGGCACGCCGACGCTCGCCGTTCCCGAGCCGGCGCCGAACACAACGATCGCGTGGGCGCTCAACATCGACGCGATTCAGGACTTCACCGATCCGGCCGGCCTCGTCAACTACCTCATGGACAACGCGCTCTCCGAGGTTCCCTTCGTCTGGACGCCGATCACGGCCGAAGGCGTCGTCTACTCCGGCACGATCCAGGTCGTCCCGATGGAGGTCGGCGGCGACGTCGCCGTGCAGGTCGTGACCTCGGTCGAGCTCCCCGTCGTCGGACAGCCGACCCGCGTCGACGGCGCGACCGGCGTCCGCTCGAGCGCGAAGGCGAAGGAGGTCCGCGGGTGATCCGGCTCAAGGGCACGGTCACCTATCTCGACGGCCGCGAGGATCACTTCGAGCGCGGCTCGGCGATCCTCGTCGCCTGGGAGGCCTACGCGCGCCGGCACGCGATCGAGGGCGGCATCGCCGCGAACCCCGTCACCGCTTCGGCCGTCGTCGCGCACGCCGCGCTCGGCATCGAAGAGGGGCTCGACGTCTGGCTCAAGACCGTCGACGGCGTCGACATGGAGAGCGAGGGCGTCCCTCCTACGCTCGCGGTAGCTACGGACGCAGCATGATCGAGCTCGCCGTCGCGACCGGCTGGACGCTCTCGGAGCTCCGCGAGCTCGACGACGCCGAGCTCGCGACGCTCGTCGACGTGCTCGGCTCTCGAGGTCGTCGCCGTGGCCGCTAAGGGCGGCGTCAGCCTCGAAATCGACGGGCTCCTCGAGACGCTCAAGGCCTTCCAGGGGCTCGAGCTCGAGCTCCGCCGCGAGGCGAACGGCGAGCTCCGCCAGGCCGGCCAGACGTGCGCGCGCGCGCTCGCGGTCGAGCTCAAGGTCGCCGCGAGCTCGAGCGGCGTGCCGGTCGCGCCGAGGGTCGCTCGATCGATCCGAGCGAAGAGCGACCGCATCCCGGTCGTCTCGATCGGCGGCGCGACGAGGGTCGGCCGGCGTGGGGCGCCGGCCGGCTCTCTTGTGTGGGGCTCGGAGCAAGGGCCGAAGGGCTCGGTCAACCATTGGGGCGTGCCGGCGAGCGGCGGCTACTGGATCGCGCCGACCGTGAAGGCCTTCGCCGACAACGAGGCCGTCCCGATCTACCTCCGCGCCGTCGTCGACATCGAGAAGCGCTACGGGCTCATCTAGTGGCCGGGCCCGGCAACATCCTCATCAAGATCGGCGCCGAGGCCGGCCAGGCGCTCTCGGAGCTCTCGAGCGTCAACAAGAGCCTCGGCTCGACGATGACGACCTCGGAGAAGATGGGCGCCGGCCTCAAGAAGGCCGCGCTCCCGGCCGCGGCCGCGCTCGGCGCGCTCGGCTTCGCCGCGGTCGGCGCCGCGAAGGCCGCGATGGAGGACGCCGCCGCTCAAGAGCATCTCGCCGGCGCGCTCGAGCGCTCGACCGGCGCGACCTCCGAGCAGATCGCCGCGGTCGAGGACTGGATCAGCGCGCAGTCGCGCGCGACCGGCGTCGCCGACGACGAGCTCCGGCCGGCGCTCGAGAAGATCGCCGCGGCGACCGGCGACGTCGCCTCGGCGCAGGGCTACCTCACCGCCGCGATGGACATTTCTGCGGCGACCGGCAAGGACCTCGGCACCGTCTCGACCGCGATCGCGAAGGGCTACACCGGCCAGACGGCCGCGCTCTCGAAGCTCGTCCCCGGCCTCTCGGAGGCCGCGAAGAGCTCGAAGGACTTCGGCGTCATCATGGCCGAGCTCGGCGACAAGAC